GATCTGTTTTCTTTAGTTGTCGGGGTCCCCAGCCCCATAGGCAGCAATTGCGAGAAGTGAAACGCGCGTTTTTTTTGAATTTTTGGGGGCGTATGGGTCTCAACTACAGGGTTGGGTTTTGGCTGTAGGTGGCGTGGTTTGTGGGGTGTGGGGGTTTGGTTTATTTTTGCTTGAGAGTGCTTAAAAAGGATGTCGGTATGTTTGTAACTTGGCTGTTTTTTTCTGGAAAAAAGATAGGTTAAATGAGCGCGGTTGTTGTTACTCAGGATGAGTATTTCTCTTGGTCGTTGAACCAATTGTCGCGTGAATTTGGTATTGCTAGGGAGACTGTTGGCAGTCGTTTAAGAAATGCACATATTAATCCTTCTGGTGAAAGACGCGGGCATCCTGTTTATCGGGTGGGTGATGCAGCAGCGGCAATACTGACTCCGCCAAAATCTGACGGAAGCCGAGTTAATGATCCTGAAATTATGCCGCCTAAAGAACGCTCTGATTGGTATCGGTCTGAAAATGATCGGGTTAAATTTGAGAAAGAAACAGGCGTGACCGCTTCGGTTGAAGATTGCCGCATGGAAATGGCCGAAATCGTAAAGATGGGACTACAGGTGATTGAAACCTTACCGGATATTTTAGAAAGAGATTTCCAATTGCCCTCTGATGTGATTTCCTCAGTTGAGCTTAGGCTTGATGCACTACGCGAAACGTGGGCAATCGCCTTGGAATCGTGAGTTATTTTGGTGCGATCGGTATTCGCAGAGATATTGCCAATATTGTTAGGCCACCTGAACGCCTTACAGTCAGTGAAGCAGCAACTCGATATGTGAATGTGCGAACGTCCAGCGGGGGTATCGATAGTTGGGACCCTAAATTAACGCCGTACATGGTTAAGCCGATGAATTGCTTAACCAGTCGTGAATATGAATCGGTTATTTTTGTAGGGCCTGCCCAAAGTGGCAAGACTCAGGCCATGATTACCTGCTTTCTGGCCTACGTTTTAAAATGCGATAAATCAGATATTATGATTTTGCAGACCAGTAAAGATACTGCGCGTGATTTTGATATGCAGGTGGTGAAACGTACTTTACGTGATAGCCCCGAATTAAGAAAAGAACTCGCCCCCGGCAATAAATCAGACAATACCTTTGATAAGGTTTTTCGCGGCGGAAATATTTTATTTCAGGCGTGGCCATCGATTAACAAACTATCAGGAAAGCCGCTTAAATACGTGCTTTTAACTGATTATGATCGAATGGATCAGGATATTGAAAAAGAAGGTAGCCCATTTTCATTAGCACAAAAAAGAACCACAAAATTTTTAAGCCGTGGCATGACTTTAGTAGAAACATCACCAGGCTTTGAAGTCAGTAACCCACATTACACACCAAAATTTGAACATGAAGCCCCGCCGTGTGGTGGTGCATTATCCTTGTTCAATATGGGAAATATGCACAGATATTACGTGCAATGCCCTGAATGTGACCAATATTTTATGCCACCGCCTGATGAGCGTGGCTTAGATTTTATCCATACCCGTGATTTATTCGGGGCGACGGATGCCGAAATATTTCGCGACGTTAAATATGTCTGTACTAAAAATGGCTGTTTAATCGACATTAAGCATAAAAACAAGATGAACCAGTCGAGCCTTTGGGTTCCGCAAGGATGTCATGTTGAAAATGGCGAAATAGTCGGTGAAGCGCGTAAAAGTCGCATGGCCACCTTTTGGTTCCCTGGCATCTTTGCGGCTTACTCAAATCCGACCGCTTTAGTTGAGAAATATCTCAATGGGTGTCGTGAATATGACATTACCGGCAATGAGCAAAACCTGAAAACAACTATTAATGTTGATTTTGCAGCGCCTTATTTACCGCGTCGATTAATGTCGGCGGTCAATTCAGATGAATACATGGAGCGGGCCGAGTCGTTACCTAAGCAAATGGTTCCCGACGGCGTACGTTTCTTGATGGCTTCAGTGGATGTACAGAAAACCAAGTGGGTTGTGCAAATTATTGGCTACGGCGTTAATAAAGAAAAATGGCTGATTGATCGGTTTGATATAACGCAATCCGAAAGAATGAGTGCTGATGGATTCCATCCTGTTGATCCCGCTGCGCACATTGAAGATTGGTTTTTAATCGAGAAAAAAGTGATTAAAAAGCGTTATCCCTTGGCGGATGACAGCAATCGAGAAATGGCCGTGTTAATGACTGCGTGTGATTCAGGTGGGCGTGACGGGGTAACAGAAAGAGCTTATGTATTCTGGCGTGAAATGCGCAGAAAGCAATTACATCACCGTTTTATTTTGATTAAAGGTGAAAGGCCAAAGCGTACCGCCAATAAGCCGAAAGTGCATAAAAGTAATCCAGATAAGACCAGTTCTGCCGCACGAAAAGCAAAAGTAACCGGTGAGTTGCCCTTGTGGTTACTGAATACTACGACTTTAAAAGATTCAATCTTTGCTGATTTAAGTCGGGTAGAGCCTGGCGATAACTATATTCACTTTCCTGATTGGCTAGGGAAATGGTTTTATGATGAATTAGTCGCTGAAAAACGCACCGAAGAAGGCTGGGAAAACCCTAATAAGCTCAGAAATGAGACATTTGACCTATTTTGTTATGCCGAAGCCGCCTTTTTAGTGAAACTAATCAGCCATTGGCAATCAGAAATAAACTGGGAAAGCCCACCGTTATGGGCTGAAACATGGGATAAAAACACAGAAATTTACGGTGCTAAGCCTGTTGAAGTCGTCGCAGAAGAAGTTAAACCGGCGGTTATTAGGCGAACACGAATGAGATCAAGACGATAACACCCCTTAATTAACCCTAAAGCCTGCCCCGTGCAGGTTTTTTTATGCGAACAATAAAATTATGGCATGGACACAAGCAAATATTGACACCCTAAAAGCTGCCATTGCAACAGGTAAGCGCAAGGTTCAGTTAAACGGGCGTTCGGTTGAATACCAATCTATTCCTGAAATGCTCACTGCTTTGGATGCTATGCAGCGCGATTTTAATGCTCAATCAGCAGCCATTTCAGGCATACGCCGCCCGACTGGGTTCCGAGCTAGAACAAGCAAAGGCTTATAAATGAGCGCACTTAAATCAAGACGAAAAGCGGGTGTGATTGTTGATTTACAGGGCAATCCACTCAATATAGAAAACCGTGCGTATGAAGCCAGCGCAACCGGCCGTAAATTAGGCGGTTGGGATGCTCCAGAATTAGGCCCCAATAAAGCAGCGACCGCCGAAGTGGAATTTATCCGCCGCCGAATGCACTCGCTGATACGTAATAACCCTTGGTTATCGCGTGGATTGAAAGCTGATATTGCTAATGAAATCGGTACTGGCATTATTCCCCGCTCTAAATCGCCTAATGAAAAGTTTAGACTAGCAATGCGTGAGCTTTGGAATGATTACATCCCTCATGCCGATGCTTCAGGCATATTAAGCGCCTACGGCATTCAATGGCAAGCAGCAAGGGCAAGAAAAGAAAGTGGTGAAGTCTTTGTGCGAATCAGACAAAGAAAATTGTCCGATGGCTTACCAATTCCGGTGCAATTCCAAGTATTAGAAGCGGCCTTTTGCCCTGTTAGCCTGAATAAAGCAGCCAGCAATGGCAATGATATTACCTCGGGTATCGAAATAGATTCCGCTGGAAAGCGTGTTGCCTACTGGATGTATAAAAAACATCCACACGAAGGCATGATGGATTTTAGCGGCTTAGTTCGCGTCCCTGCTGAGCAAATTATTCACCATTACGTGCCATTAAGACCGGGCCAAATGCGCGGTGATCCTAATGCCGTGCAATCCATGGTAAGAGCACATGTATTTGATAAATACGACGATGCAGAATTAACCCGCAAAGAAACGCGCAGTCAATTTACTGGTGTTATCCATCGACCTGATTATGGTGAAGCAGATTATGAGTTTGACCCCATTTCAGGCCAACCGATTGTTGATGATGGTAATGGCATTCCGATGCTGGATTTAGAGACCGGAACTTTCCCTAGTTTATTGCCAGGTGAAAACATCGAGCTATTCAATGGTGACGAAACTGGCGCAGGCTATGAAGATTTTCAGCGTCGGCAATTACTAGCGGTCGCCGCTGGGCAAGACGTGCCTTACGAATTAACCACCGGTGATTATCGCGGCATTAATGATCGGGTTTGGCGTGCGATTATGAACCAATACCGCAAAGAAGTAGAGCAAACGCAAGACCTAATCACTATTCAGCAAGTTTGTCGGGTGATGTGGGATTCTGTCGTGGATGCCGCCGTGTTATCCGGTGCGATTAGTGCGCCTAATTTTGAAACCAAGCGTCATGAATATCTACGTGCAGACCATACCGCACCAGCATGGCCGTCTATTCATCCATTGCAAGATGCCAATGCAAGAAAAGTAGATAGAGAAGGCGGGTTGGAATCAAGGCAGCAACAAATTACTAAAAATAACCGCGATCCTATTAAAGTTGATGAAGAACGGGCTGAAGATATGAATCGTGAAAAAGATCTTAAACTAACAACAGAGAGTGATGCTTAATGAAGGAATTTTACAATATAGATAAAAGTGGTGAGACCCCTGTTGTTAATATCAGGGGAATTATTGGGGGCGGTTTTTTTGAAGAAGGCGTTTCAGAAGAAAGTTTTATCGCTGATGTTGAGGCGCTAGGCAGTGTTGATAATATTGAAGTACATATCAGCTCAAAAGGCGGTAGCGTTAGCGTTGGCTTAGGTATTTTTAACTACTTATCGCGTCACTCGGCACATATAAAAACGGTCGTCTTTAGTGAGGCGTCTAGTATTGCCTCGGTTATTGCTTTGGCAGGTGATGAGCGCGTAATGTTAGAGGGGACAACCATGTATGTGCATGAGCCTTTAACTGGTGTTCAAGGGTATGCTGAGGATTTATTTAAAACGGCTGATTATTTAGTAACCGTTAAAAATAGCCTTTTAGATATTTATGAGCGCGTAACAGGGCAATCAAGAGCCTCATTGGAAGCGTTATTAAAAAATGAAACCATGATGAATGCTCAAGAGGCATTGCGTCGTGGATTTATTACCGCCATCGAAACACCCAGTACCCCTATTTTAAATCTGATGAGCAATGACGATTTTTCATCGCTTATGGTGTCTGAAGCTGAGCAAGTGATTAAAACTGACCGTATTGCGGCGCTAGAGGCTGAAATATTGGCTATTAAGGCTGAAGAAACGGGGGATTCAGTAGAAAATCAATCTCCAGAATCGACGAATGAAATATCCGCTGAACAACAGCAAGCAATCGCCGCAAAATCCGAACAAACCGCCTCAGAAATCCGCGCGATTTGTGCAGCGGCAAAAGTGCCTGAAGTTGCGGCAGATTACATTAAATCGGGTGTGAGTGTTGAGCAAGTCAGAGCTGACTTGTTTGATATGTTAACAACGGGTGATACAGAGATTAACGCCTCAGTACCCACGCCGACTATCGTGGCAGAAAAAGAGCAAAAGACAGTCAATTCGCATGATATTTATGCAGAACGTAAAAAATCCAATATGAGGAATAAATAATGGCTATACAAACAGAAAGAATGCACGCAGGTGAGTTTATCGTGTCGAAAGGCAACGGTAGCATTAGTCGTGAAGGCATTACCGTGCTATCAGGGCAAGTCCTTGTTGCTGGCACAGTAGTAGGCAAGATTACCGCGTCGGGTAAATATAAAGATTACGACAATGCAGCGGCGGATGGATCAGAAGTCGCAGCGGGTATTTTATATGATGGCGTTGATGCAGCGGCGGCTGATGCGAAAGGCGTGTTATTTGCGCGTTTAGGTGAAGTCGCTGGCGATTCATTAACCGGCAATGATGCCAACGGTACAGCGGATTTACTCGCGCTGAATATCATCGTTCGATAAGTCTTAATCATTTTTAGTTAATAACAGCCCGCTTAATGTGGGTTTTTTTATGTTTGGAGAAAACCAATGCCAGGATTAGATATTTTTGAAGGCGATGCGTTTGGCGTATCGACCTTAACAGCATCAATTAATGAATCAACAGAAGGGCAGCGCGTCCCGGGTGTCGTTGATGATTTATTTGAAGAAGATGGGGTGACATCAACCGCTGTTTGGATTGAAAAAGACGGCGATTCATTAACCTTAGTGCCCGCCGGTGAGCGTGGTCAGCCAGGTGGTACGACAGCGAAAAGTAAGCGTACTGCCATTCCTTTTTCAACGATTCACTTACCCGCAATTGGCGGAATTAATGCTGATGAAGTGCAGGGTGTTAGAGCGTTTGGTTCTGAAACAGAATTACAAACAGTTGAAGCAATTGTTGCTAAGCAATTAACAAAAATGCGTAATCGCCTTGAAGCAACAATGGCCTTTCATCGTATTGGTGCAATCAAAGGGCAAGTGCTTGATGCCGATGGGTCGGGCGTTTTGTTAGATGTTTTTGCTCGGTTTGGTGTGACGCAGCAAACACAAGCAATGGCATTAACAACGGAAGCCACTAAGGTTCGAGATAAAATTATTGCTGCAAAACGTAAAGCAGAAGATGCCATTGGTGATTCAGGAATAATTACCGGCTGGCGCTGCGTGTGTGGTCGCAACTTCTTTGATGCCTTAACAGGCCATAAAACCATTGAAGTCGCTTATGCTGGCTGGAATCAAGCGGCTAACATTATGTTGGGCGATCATCGTCAGCGTGGGTTTTCTGTCGCAGATGTTGAATTTGTTGAATACTACGGAAAAGTAGGTTCGGTTGAATTTATCGGTACAGATGATGCGTACTTAATTCCTATCGTACAAGGCTTATTAATCACTCGCTTTGCGCCTGCTGATTACATGGAAACCGTTAATACAATGGGCTTGCCATTTTATGCTAAGCAAGAGCCCCGTGCGTTCAATAAAGGGATTGATTTAGAAGCGCAATCAAACCCATTGAACTTATCCACTAAGCCGCGTTCTATCATTAAGCTGACTAAGGTATAAGCACATGGATCACGCCAACCTAGCCACAATCTGCCAAGAATCCTACGCATACGCCACGTTTAATCTAGGCGAATGCGAGGCAATCATTAAATATGAAGATGATTGCCAGGTGGTCGCTTTTCGCGGCACGGAAACAGGATCATTATTTGCAGGGCGTGGCTGGGTTGATGTGTTGCGTGATTTACGCTTGCTGCCTTGGTACGACAAAGACTGCGGTTGGTGTCATGCCGGATTTTTAAAGGGTGGCAGAACAGCGGCTGAATTTTTAAGCAATAAGCTAGATAGAAATCAGCCCGTGATTTTAACGGGCCATAGTTTAGGCGGTGCGTTGGCTTTAATCTGCGCGGCTAAGTTAGAAAGACGAGGGTTTTCGGTGTCTTGGGTGGGTTTTGGTTCACCTAAAACGCAGCATTCACGCAAAACACTTGATTTTTATCAGATTAACTACCGCCATAAAGCAGATGTTGTGCCATTAATGGCTCGTCATACGTGGTATCGGCATAACTACCCCGTTATTCGTGTAAACAAGCCTGTTGAAGCTACAAAGCCCACGTGGGACGATCATGACATTCAATTTTATATTGATGCGTTGGTATGAAAATAATCTTATTACTGTCTGTTTTTTTACTGAGTTGTGCAAATTACTCAAACAAAAAGCACGTCATTACAACAACAAAGACACCTGAAGGGGTTGTAATCGTGGTTGAAGAGACGTGCGAAACAGCGCTTAGCAGTATGCGTGAATTTGGGGCAGGTGATTTGAATATACAAGCCGGTTGCACGGTCAGCAGTTCAGCCGTGGGTATGAAAGGTAACGATAAAGCGTATGACGCGTTGAATGCACTAATAGGGAAAATACCGTAATGCTAGAACAACATATTAAACCAATTTTAGAGAATAGCGTGGGCTATGCGTGGTTTGTTTTCCTCGCAATTTGGGGGGGGACAGCTTCTTATATCTCAAAATTAAAAAAAGAAAAAGGTAATTTCTCGATAGCTGAATTACTGAGTGAGTGGTCGATCAGTGGCTTCTCTGGCATTGTTACCGCGTATTTTTGCCAAAGCTACGGGGTGGGTTTTTATATGACAGCGGCATTGGTCGCTATCTCAGGCCACATGGGAGGCAGGACCATTTATATTATTGAAAGTATCGTTGAATCTCGCGCTAAAAAAATAATCAATCAAACAATTGGGAAAAAATAATGAAACTAATGAAATACGTTTTAACCGCACTACTCATGGCAATGGCATTTTCTGCCTCAGCCGTCTCTTTAAACGACTACAGTGAAAACAAAATCGCAGATCACGTATTCCGTGGCACGGCTTTTAGTGAAACCGCTCCTGCCTCGTATTATGTGGCCCTGTTTACTACCAGCTGCACTGATGCCGCTTTGGGTACAGAAGTCACCGGCGGCAGTTATGCACGTGTTGCTATTGCGCGATCACAAGCCGCTTGGAATGGAACGCATGGTAATGCCACGGGCGGCACAATTAGTAATGCAGGCACGCTCACTTTTCCAGCCCCTACGGCTAACTGGGGGAGTGTGACAGCATTTGGGATGTTAGATGCCAGTACCGCAGGAAATCCTATTGTGTGTACTGATTTAACTACGCCAAAGACTATTAATAATGGTGATGCAGCCCCCGCGTTTGCGATTGGTGCGCTAACGATTCAGATTGATAATTAGGAGTTAGACATGAAATTATTAGTCTCACTTTTCATTGCGTCGTTATTGTTTGCCTGCGCCGTTATAACACCGATTGAGTTAGCGGCGGATCAATCAAAAACAGGGTTTGTTTCGTTTGCAACATTAAGTAGCACGGGTGATGCCGTCGAGTTAAATTCATCGGTTGCGTATGTGAAATTAGCAAAATATCGCTATAACGCAGCGGCCTTGTTTCGCGCTAATCGAATTAGCTTATATCAGGCAAATAAAGCGCTGGCGCAATCAGATAAAATTCGCGCTGTTTTAGATAAGGCAGTCGCTAAACGCAGCTTATTATCGATTCGATCCGCTGAAATACAAATCGAAAAAGCCGCTGAAAAACTGGAGTTAAGATTATGAAATTAGAACAAGCCCTACTTTTACAGAGCATTTTAAACGATGCGATTAATGAAGCGCACAAATCGGGCACGGATAACGTGCATATTATGCAGCGTGCGCAAACAATGGATGACGATGCGCGTGCAGAACTGGTTGATGCAATTAACGATGCGCAAGCCTCTAAATAGCTATGTTTAAGCTAGTTTTGGTGGCTTTGTTATTAAGTGGCTGTTCTGATGCGCAATTTAAAGCCGGTGAGGTAGTGAATACCCCGCCTGGCTGTGTTGATTTAAGAGCGGCGGATGCTAATGCAGATTGCTGATATTTTCCACACCATTAAACGTGATTTTAAATACGTCACTGATCGCAAGCAATATGGGGTCGATGAAAAATGGGCCATGCCCGATGGCGTAAAAATTGAGGGCGATTGTGAAGATTTTGCCTTAGCGTGTCGGGCCTTATGTCGTGCTAATGACACTCAATCCCGCTTAGTGCTTTGTAAAGTCGAAACGGGTGAAATGCACTGTGGTTTAGAATCTAAGGGGTATATTTTGGATAATCGTATGAAAGAAGTTAAGCGAATTGATGATTTGCCTTATCGATGGCTTGCGATGTCGGGTTATGAGAAAGGTGATGAATGGAGGGCGGTAGATGTTTGCTAATTCAACAGAAGAAACCTGCACTGGCACGGGCGACGTAATCACGCATACAGGAGCAACCGCAGGTCACAGGCCTTTTAGCAGGGGGTTTGCAGATGGTGCGCAAGTTGCGTATGTCGTTAAAGACTCAGGAGGTGTTATTACGTGCAGCGGTATCGGTATTTGGGATGCTACTGCAAAGACAACAACCCGTAATGATACTGAAAATGATAATGGAACTGTTACTAATAAAAACCCAACTACAGAGTATGCGGGTGGGCCTAATATTACGCTAAGTGCTGGTACGCATACGATTAGCTGTGACGTTACGTCATGTGGATGGATGGTTTTCGACACTACTATCGGGGGGGGGAGATTCTTGGGAATGATGGGAGGTCCACAGATATAGGTAATCTATCAGATACTCGGCTGACAACAGATGCTGTCAGCATGAACTTTATACGCCCAGAATCAGCCGAGACAGTTAGTAAAATCAGTCTTAGGATAGCCACTGAAGGAACTACTGAGACTCTTATTGGCGGCATATATGCGCTAAATGGTCAATCATTTGAGTTATTAGCATCTGCTACATTTGATGCAACAAGTACGCTCGGCCAAAAAGTTTCGCTAGATAGCAGCATTACTCTGATACCTAATGCGCTTTACGGTATAGCAATAATTACGGATGATGCAACTATTCTCAGATTTAATGGTAATTACAACTATAAAACATCAGTCGGAGTGGGGTTTTCACGCACAGGTGCAGGTAACGGTTCTCAAGCTACACCATTAAATGCTTTCGCACAAACTCCGGGCTGGACGGTGCTTCCTTCATCTATTGCTGCATCAGGCGGGTCAGTAGGGTTCTACAAGCAGCCATTTTTGGGGGTAGTAAAATGATTAACTATGCTGAGACTCACGCATCTCTTGAAGATATACTAAGTGCTGCGGGCTATAAATTAGAATTACATGACGGAGTTGTTGTTGCGCTTGATCTTAATGCTAGTCAATCACTAGAAATAGACGCAGCAGTGCAAGCAATAATAGACATCTACGACCCATTGCCCGCCGCGCAAGCAGAAGCCAAAGAGTTGGTCAAACAAGCCTCTGCAACACAACGCTTAAAGTTTGTTACTCAAGCGGCAGGTAAAGATGCAGAGTATACATATAAAGCACTTGAAGCGACTCGTTTCGATGCGGATGGTTCAATCGGTGTGTTTATGCAAGGTCGTATTAATGCAACTAATGAAACAGCGGTAGCTGTAGCAGCAGAATGGAATGCCAAAGGTGCAGGCTGGAAACTAGTTGGTGCAGCTATTGCAGGGTTAGAAGATAAGGCAAACATACTAATCAATGCGGAAACTGATTGGAAAAACTGCGTAACAATTGCGAATAGTATCATTGCTCAGATAGAGGCTATCTAAGGCCTATTGGCAGCGGCACTATCGGTGGCGGGGTCATTGGTGGTAATGACACTCCTAACGGCCCAGCGGAAATACAGCTAATAGCTGCAGCAACAGTCATAAGCACCGCCATAGGATCGCTTACAACACAAGTGAGCCTAGCCGGTCAATCGTCTGCAATCACTATCGCAAACGGTCAGCTTAATGCACAAATAAACCTATCCGGCTCAGCATTATCCGAAGCCATTGCCTCGGCTTTATTAGATTCAAATATTAATCTAGCGGCCAGTGTCTCAGCAGACAGCAATGCAGGTGCAACATTAAATACACAAATAACCCTCTCCGGTGACGCGATAACTGCCGCACTGGCAACCGCTGGATTAACCGCTGAAAGTTCGGGTTTATCCGGTGCAGCAACGGCAAGCGCAAGCGCCAGCGGATTACTCAGTACCGACATTCCTTTGCTTGCCCCCGCTACTGTCACAGCAACTATTTCGGGCTTAATGACTACCTCTATTCCGATTATTGCCAGTTCAGCGGCAGCGGTTAACGTAAACGGCGGTTTAACAACCAGCGTCACGCTCGATGTTGCCGCCTTAGCGGATGCAGTGATGCTAGGGGATTTATCCTCAGAACAAGGCTTATCAGGCGCAGCACTCATTGAAGCGTTAAACACAGTAACCCTTAGCACCGGAATTAGCTTAGCAACATCAAGCTTAGTACAAGCCAGTGCAAACGGGTCGTTATCTGATTTAGTGGGTTTTATTGCGAGCGCTAAAGTGTTCAAAGAACAGCTTCGCGGCTCGGTTTTTACAGAGCGTTATTTTTCATAAGGTAAATAATGAATATTGATACCACGACAGGATTACCGCTTCAGATTAAACGCCCAAGCGAGTTCTACCCTTTTACGTTTGAATTTGGCTCGTTTGTAGACGGCGAAGTGATCGCGAGCATTAGCTCGGTTACTCAAATTAAACGCGGCGATGTTGCGTTATCTGCTGACGTATCAATAACCAGCTTATCGCATGATAGCGGTGTGAATGCGCAGGCGTGGATCGGTGGCGGCACGGACGGCGAGTATTATTGCCTGACTTGTGAAGTGATTACATCAATTGGTGCAACGCGGACTTGTTCGGGTGTGCTTTTAGTTAAGGGGGCTTGCTGATGGGGAGCTTTATCGACGACTTCAATGCAGATTTTGATGATGACATCATGCAAGAACTGGGTGATAGCGTGACCTTTATTTCTGCTTTAGGCGGGGGCATACCGATTCAGGGTGAGTTTAATGAAAAATTTTACTTAACCAATGCAGAAACGGGGGTGGAAACCGTTACGCCTGCGATTGAATGTTTAGAGAAAGATGTCACTAATGCGCAGGGGGGCAATATTGTGCGCAGTGGTAAAAGTTACACGATAAAAAGCGTGCAACCCGATGGCACAGGCATGGCTTTGCTGATCTTAAAGAAAGCTTAAGGTGTCAGTCAAGATTGAATCCAGCGGCACATTGGCGGGCGTTTTTTCCAAAATGGATGCGGCGCTGCAAGCCTCGACCGTGACTACCATTAACCGGATTACGCGTAATGCCAACACGGTGGCTGTTAGATTGATTGC